CAGCCATCCTGGTGAAGTATTGGACCGTCTCCAAAAGGAAAAACCTGATGCGGATATGGAAGATCTTGTTAAGGAAGCAGATGAGATTGTTGCTCAGGAAATCAAGGAACTACAGGAAAAACGTGAATCTGATGCGAAGGAAGCGTTGGAAAATGAGGCTACGCAAAGAGGATTCAATTCTACAGAAGCCATGCAAAAGTTTGACGATGAAAAGGCTAAAGCCGAAAATTTGAAAATGGAGGAAGAAGCTAAGAAAGCTCAAGTTGAACTTTCGGAACAGGCGCAGATTAAGGAAGACGATGGTAAAGATGAAGAAGAGGAAGTGACGTCTAAAAATATGGAAAATGTAGACCCGGAGGAGGCGGCGTAAATTAATTTTGTTATTTAAATGTAAGTATGTTGAGTATTATATTAAACATAATCACCATTCTTATTGTTCTCACAATAATCGTCTTATTTTTAAAATTATACTATAACGTAAAAAATAAAACGGAAGAAAAAAATGTTACTGCATCCGATGTAGTTCAGGATATTATTAAAGATCCTTTGGTTGTAAGTCGAGCGTATTTTACTGAACCTAAAACTGGTAATATAGGTACATTCAAAGGTCAACAAACTCAATCTCAATACGACTGGGTAAGTGGTAAACCTTTTATCCCGGCCGAAGAATAACTGGTTGCATAGTTTTACCCATGAAAAATCCTAATAAGAATGCTACAAAAATAATAACATATCCTGTTTTATCTAAATTTGAAAAAATATCGGTTTTGTCCTGTATTTGTAAAGGCGGGTGGTTATAATATACAGGTGGTGGTGGTTGTATGTGGTCATAATAGGTTTCGTTATGATTGTGTTCATCATTACGTTCTTCTAATTCATTACTGTTTTTATTCATGAATTCTTCTGGGTTATACTCAATAGGTGTACCAACTTCAGCTTCCATATATAAAAAAAGTATCTATTTTTTTAAGCTCATTATTACTCATCTTCTTCTTCGTCATCATCATCCGAATATTCTTCGTCTTCGTCTGTATCGTCAACAACAAACCCTTTCAAGTTTCCATTTTCATCTTCATCTGGGTCGGTTTCGTATTCATCGTCGTTATCTTCATCATCTGTACAAAAATCTTCATCGCCTGTCTGTAATAAATCTTCATCTGAATCGTATTCGTCGTCCTTAAAATCGTCTTCAACTTCTTCAAATAATTCTAATCGTTCTGGTGCTTTAGAAACTCTTCCTGATCTTGTTCTTGTGTTTACAACCATACTATTAATTATTATACAGACATTTCCTTTAACTATTTTACTCACTTTCACGCTGTTCTATAACGTTATACAAATACTCAAAATACGTTCTTAAATCACTAATAATAGTATCTATATCTTCTAATTCGTCCGTATCACCTGACATAGAACTGAGCGATATTTCATTTAAATTTTCTAGTGCCCTGTTTAAATATTTTCTTGATAATTCGGTATTTGTCCTGTGTTCGAGTGCTAATTTGATATTTTCAACTAATTCACTGTGTATATCTTTATTTAAACCTGAGTATTTATAAGATTGTCTTACGAGATTATTTATTTCTGTTACGATATTGTTATCGGTATCTCTGTTAATTAAAGACGATGCAAAGTATATTACAATAGCTAGAACTACTACAGCTATCATTGCGTATCTATAATTTAGATACTATTTTTTCCGGAAGAAAATGTTCGCGGGTGGTACATTTACAAACTTGTTGAATTTTATTTTTTATTATTTTAAAATCTGTATTGTTAGTGTTACATTCACTACACGTATACGTTGTGTTTACTAAATAGTCTTTAGATTTAGATTTAGATTTAGTTTTATTTAATTTTATACTTGTTACATTAAATGTAACGTCATTTTTTACCATATGTTTATTTATAAACTCTAGAAGTATAGTATTTATGGTACGATCTATGGTATTATTATTTTCATCATCACTTTTCTTTTTGAAAAAAGATTTATTAGGTGATACATATTTCTTAACTGTACCGTCTTTGTATAAAATATCTATAATTTTAGGTGGTAATTGATGTCTTTTACCTGTAAAATCTTTACAAAACCCATAATGTCTCATAATATCAGTGGTAGAAAAACACTTTTGTGCGATTGTTTCTCCTAGTATATGAAACCATACATGGTTAGAATTATGGTTACATTTTTTATTTTCACAATAGAAAGAGTTGGTCGATACTAGAAATTGATTATTAGATTCAAACATTTTTGTGATACGCGAAGTTTTCTGACCTTCGAGGTGTTTGTTTATAAAGTTTTGTAAAAGACATATAACCTCTTGGTTTTTGAATTCATTTTTTATTTCCATTTGTGTAAAAGATGAACTTTCATTTGATTGAAACGTTGTTTTTCCTTCTATAATATTTGGTTGAGTACTTTGACTACGTATCGTTGCCATGTGTAAAAGACTAACATCTGGATGTGGTAATATAGTTTCGAGTAGCGTGAAAGGGCCTTTGTTACCTTTATAAATGAAATAGGGTAAGTATTCACCCTGGATAACTTTACCTGTATTATTACATTCTTTACACCCCTGACCAGAACACTCTTCGTGTTTAGCACGTTTATACGAAAAAGGCATACGAAAACCACTTCCTTTTGTTTTTCTATCTGAACTACCGTATACGGCAGAATCAACGACGTCTTCCCATTTTATTGAACCGTATACTAAATTTAGAGTATCTATAACATGTTCCCTTATAGCTATTGCTGAAGATCTATTCACTGTAAAACCTTCCCAGTTTATATGAACACCTGTTTTTATTAATTTATTCGAAACCTTTTTCGGTTCTGCTATAGATATTAAGGCCTGTCCGGCACCTTCAAATTTACTAACTTTATCACAAATAATTTTACATATACTTTCTACTTGATTAAGAGTTAATTCAGTTTCATCTTTATAATCGAGATCTATAAAGAAGTTATAATTTTCCGTTTTTTGTTCTACGACAAAAATCTTCTCTCCTAAAGTATAGACTTCTACACATTTTTCATAAAAATCATTCAATCTATCAAATGGCACGGAAAGGATACCCCCATCCATGAGCACATGTGATACATTGGAGTTGTTTAAGAACCCCTGTTCTCTACACCATTGTTTAAACATGGTATATACTTATAAAGTATTGGTTTTATTTTTTTATATTCATTCACTATCGTAGTGATGTCGCCAAACTGTTTTTCTAAACGATATTTCTGGATATTGTTCCTGTTCTGATAAAGATTTTTTCAAAACGAGAAGTTCGTAAACTTTATCGTCTTTATGTAATTCTGCGTACCTTTCTGCTTTATCCTGTGTGTACCCGTGTCTTTCGACGAGTAATTCCTGTATTTGAGATAGTATATAAGCCTTGGACTTCATTATTTAATAGAGAAGGTTTTTCTATTAACAGAAGTTACACACGCGTAAAATTCTGGGTTATTGAGTACGTTTTTAACTATACGATCCCACTGTTTTTTCGTGTTAAATTCTGATAAGGTTTCAAAATTCATAAAATCATTTTCATCATGGGTCCTTTTAATGGGTAATTTTTGTATTTTTTTTAAATTTGTTTTTTGTTTTTCGTCGTTAAACTTCTTAACGAGATCATTTTGTTCCTGTTGCGTATAATTTACGAAAAATATGAAGACGTTATATTCTAAATCTACACCCGGACTTTCTTTTACTACAAACTTGAAGTCTGTATATTCGCCTTTCTTTAGATTCACAACACCTCTCGTTTCTTCGTCTAATTCTCGTAAGGCACATCTAATAGGATTAGGTATTTCTTTTCTTCTACACCCTCCGGTGACGAAAATCCAATCTTTGAATCGTCGGTCTCGGACAGTCAGGAACTTTGGTTTAGAACCCGTAAACATTACGGGAATGGCTATAGCTTTATATTTTTTCATTGCGCGATTGCAAGTTATAATTGAGCGAGATGATTATTCTGAAGATTTTTCTTCGCTATCTTGATTTTCTTCAAAATCTTCGTCAACTTGGGTTTCTTTTTGTTCAATTTTTTGGGCTGGTCCTGGAACTTTTACGGCTGTTATTTGGGACAAAAATGAAGATATTTTACCATTCATTCCTTTAACACTTTCCATTTCTTCCCTGGTCGTTTTAAGCTCTTTATACATATAAATAGATGCTGCGATACACATTATAATAGCAACAATTATTGCGGTTTCACGATCGAACGTAAACATAGTAAGTATACTAAACTAGAACTTCATGTTTTTAAGTTCGTATAATCGCACCCATGTGTACACCGTCTTCTTTTGGACACTCGTATCCCATTTGAGCAAATTGAATCTCCTGGTAATGTCCATCTTTACACTCCGCATTTTGTACGGGTTCTTCGTGTTTAGAGTTAATGAGATGATTCAAAGTTCCGGATTTAGGATCGTAAGTTATAATAAAAATGAAAGCTAGTAAAAAAACTAATTGCCAGAACATTTATAATAAGTGGCTAAATTAAATTAGTTCGAGTACATCAAACCACCCATACCGTTTTCGATACGGAGGATGTTGTAGTTAACACCGTAGAGGTCTTCTGTAAATGGCAAATTGTCAGAAACGAGTCTCGCGGAATCGAGTCTACTGAAATTGAGCGACCCCGTTGGTTGAATCTTCGTTGTATCGAGACAGAATGGAACCAACAATGTACCAGCATCAACCGTGGACGATTGAGTATGGTAGTAGATTGGAGCCGTGGAGAAGTGTGGTTCGTAATTTTGGGCGTCTGTAACATCTGTACCATTGATTTGGAGTTTGAGTTTGGTAAGGTTAGTGGTAAGACCGTCAAAGTTGGTTGATTTTGTTGCAATCAAATACTTCATTGGGTGGTTAAAGTTAAGTTCTTGTATTTTACCTTTGGATGCAACGGCCTTTTGTGTTTGTGTGACGATCATGTTTTGTGGTGTAGAGGACAAGTTTGTACGTTCATCCGTGTCGAGGTGGATGAATTGGGCGTACACTTCCAATCCTTCATCTATAGATTCCAATGTTCCCCACGTAATTCTCAATTCAACATCGTGGTATTGGAGCGCGACCAATGGGATCGCGGATTGGGCGTTTTCGCAAAACGAAAACCTGAGTGGGTAAAACTTATCAGCTGTGAGTGACCACGTCGATTTAGAATACGATTGATTCATAGCAACTGGTGCGAGAGTATTAATAAAAGCACCATCGTGTGTGTCGATGACTTGACCACCAATCAAAAGTTCAACCTTGGAAACTTCAGCGGTCCAATTGATAATATCACCTTTTCTATTGGCGATATAGACGTAGCCGAGCATATCACCTTTACGCTCGAACCTGATGGTAGACATACCACCGTCGGTGGGGTTGCCCTGGATAGTTTGTCTTTCGACAGTTTGGGCGAAATTTGTGTGACGTTTATAGTTGGATCTAAAAAAAGAAACTTCGGGTTGACCGACGAGGTGCGCATCTTGGGCACCGATTGCAACGAGTTGAGCAATACCTCCAGACATATTTATTATATTATACTAAGGTTTTTTATTTTTAAGCCCATGTATAATATGAAAGATTGAAAAATTGATTTACGCTGCTGCTGTAAACGAGATTGCATTCATGTAAATTTTTTCCGCACCTGATCCACCTATTTTTGATACGGTCAAAAGACCATGACTTCCTGAGGATATGGAAACATCGGTCGTAAATGCAATGTAATCTATACCTGTCGTTATTGTTTTGAGAACTTTTCTATCAGCGCTTGCTGCTAAGAGAGGTACAACGACCTGACCACCACTTGGTAAATTACTAATTGAGAGCGTGCTTATGTCACCTGATAAAGAAACAATTGGGGCTGTACCGTAACTCTTATCCTTTGCGTCTATTGTAATGGTTCCTGAACCGGATGAACTGTACGATGCCGTGATTTGTGTGTTTGTAAGCTTAAGGTTCTGTGACGTAATGTTTGACATTGCAATAACATTTGCTGCTGTAACATTACCCGTAACGTTTGCAGGTGTAGTCCCACCGACGTAAATATTATTGGTCGTTGTTAATGATGTAACGCCTGTACCTGTTATGGCAAGTGTACCTACAATACTGGGTGCTGTAGCTTTTACGACCGACCCTGTCCCCGTTACTGTAACCCACTCTGGGGCAGTTGCACCGGAATTCATACCAAGAACTTTCGACCCATGACCCGATGACGCTAGTTTGGATAGTGTAGTTGACGTAGCACCCGCGGAACCTGATGCATATACGATGTCACCTGTTGTGTATGAGATGTGATTTGTACCACCTTTGGTTACAGGTACGGTTGGTAATCTAGCAGATGCTATAGTACCTGTAAGTTGACCTGCGGGGAGATATGTAAGCGCTGAACCATCACCACTGAATTTAGTCGAGGATAAGGTTCCTGTACTTGC